ACGGCTGTAGATAAATTATTCTCCTGTTGTTCCTGCTGTTCCTGCTGTTGTTTCTTGAGATCTTTGAGTACCTCGTTGACTGACCAATTGTGATACTTAGCTTCATACAGCCCACACTCAGGTAGCTTAATAAAGTTAGAGTCATTATTCGATATAGATACAATAATATCGTTGACCACATAGTCCGCCGCGACATTCATCAGTTGTGGGTTTTCTTCAAACTTCTGCTTAAATCTACCCATATGGTTCAACGCCACATGTAAGTTCTCATGTAAAACTAGCCCAGTTAGTTCAGGGTCGGGTAGCCCCTCCATAAACTTTCTCCCATAGCGTTTGTTTACCCCATCAGTATAGGCAGTAGGGCAATCATCTATCACCTTACTCGTACCCATAAGCACTACCCCAGAGTACAGGGCAGTATCCTTATGTTTCATCAAGGCAATGTGTGCCTTCTTCAACCTAGTTTCCTGTTGCATAATTAATCTCCGAGTAAAAATAAAAGTACTACTGTTAAAGTAATTAACAAACTACAAAAGCCCATAGGTGTATCAAAGGGTATATATGGTATATACATAGCTATCTCCTAGAACAGTTCGTGATTTTCGACAGCCCATTTAGTAATAGTAGGATTACTATGCGCTAGTTTGATAGCTTCCTTGTGATTGACCACCATAGTGAAGAAAATTGCTTGCATCTCACTAGAGTTTATCCTATCAAGGTACTTCATAAAGCTAGTCATATCTGCTTGCGTCTTAATCTTGTCTACCGCTTGAAACATTAGCATAAGCTGTGCAGATATTTGCTCAGGTACATGTGCTTTCTCAGGATCTTTAAGGATACTCTCAAAGGAAGGTAACTCTTTCTCTAGTCGCAGAAAGCTGTTCATATCAGCACTAGCACTCGCACCAATAGTCCCATTCAAAGCACAGATTGTAGCGTTCTCACCTATCTTGTCGCGGTTCTCCACAATGACGGAAGACTTAGCCAATGATCGTGGTGATACGAAAGATAGTTGATGTCGCTTGGGAGAAAAGATATAGGGGTTATCTTCTTCACCCTCGTCTCGATAGCTATGTAGGCAACGTGGGAAAGTATGCACAAAGGCACGCACCAAAGCACTCACCTTGTTCTCGGTAGCCCATGTCAACCATGATGTAATATCAGGTTTTTGCATTTCAAGGATACACACCCTGTTACCTGCGTGAGCAAGCATGGTATCGCCTACGCCATCTGATTGATTGTTTGATGTGCCAAATACTATCGAGCCTTCGGGTAGCGGTATGTCACCCACAGTTCTCTCTAGCATCAGTCGTGTGAAGATAACCTGTAGTAACTTAGGTGATTTCATAAACTCATCAAGCAGTATTACTTTAGGCTTATCACTAGATAGTTTAAATAATGAACCAACATAGTTCTCCAGCGTGCGAGTTTCATGGTTTGGTATAGTCATAGCTATATCACTCATGTCCTTAACTGGACAGTCAACATAGATGTAGTCGTACCCATCTCCCATATCTTCTTTAAGCATAGATAGTAGTGATGTTTTACCACAACCTGGCTCGGACTGAATGATTGGCGTAAGTTCTACACCTATCGTTGGTATTAACTTTCTTAACTCATCAATTGTTACACTCACTTTACTTCTCCTCAGTTTTATCTACGGCTGTAGACATTTTTAATTAAACTTAGATAAGATGTCATCAATCTCTGTCTTGACTTTATCTCTCATGGCATCACTATCACGCAACAGTTCAGTGGATACTCCACTTAGTGTTTTCTCCAATGACTCCACTGCTTCCCCAAGTCTATCCGACTCGCCTGACTTGACAGGTCGAAAGCCCTTACAGGTATTCACTAACGCTTTTGCTTTGTTGACTGTATTGTCATAGATCGCACGCTTCTTAACAGATACATTCCCATGCTCATCTTCGACTTCAATGTCTCCACAGCAGTGAGAGATACTCTCCATCACCTCAACAATACGCGTAGTCTGCTCATCAATAACCCCATGCACAATGTCATTGGCTTGCTCTTGATACTGTTGCTTCAGATCATCAGCTATATCTTCACTAACCTGACACCTAAAGTCATGGCTCGGTACTTCACTTGTAATCAGTGCTATGCCAAATTTATTAGATATGTCAACAGCCGATGGATAATCTGACGCAGAAAAGATGTCCCCATTATTAGCCTTCATTTGTAGGACATAACTGTCATAGTTAGCCAGAAAGGTATTCACCAGAGAATAAAACTCACGCTCATGCTTAGCGTATTCTTCCATGAATTTTATAAGGTCAACAGTCGGTAGTAAGTCCTGCGAATTACTCCACCTATAGGTACTTACCTTTAACCACTTATATATAGACTGACGCTTATTGGCTATTGCTTTATGTTGAGAGTTGTTAGCAAACAGATACTTGGTAAATGCCCCAGAGTTTTTGTCTGCAAATTTACTAGCTGTTACCTCATTAGAGATTTGTTTATCTCGCTTGGTAGCAGTCCAGACCTTCACATCTACACTCACTAGCATACTTGATGTAGCTAACGACACAATGTGATCGGGTTTACTCAGTTCAAAGTTTAATGTATTCATCTTTTACTCCTTGATTTTCTTTCTCTAATAGTGCGTCCACTGCTTCAGCGCACCGCTCTAAAATTTCTTCGTGTGTCCAACCTTTCGAGTTGCCTACGATAACCTCGCTCACTTCCTCGTATAGGTTTAACCACTTAGACTCAATGTTGTTACACTTTAGTTTTGCTTTCATACTTCCTCCTTTTGTTAATTACCGGAACAGATTTCTATAGAACGCTCTATACTCGCAAGGCTATATCCCAGACCATAATACTCGTCTTCCATGTCCTCTCGATCTTCACCAATGCGTAGATATATGGCATCAATATAATCTTCATAGGGTTTAACGCTGTGAAACAATGCCATATAAGAGTCAACATCTTCATAACCTTCATACCATTTCATACCCTCAAAGTTTATCGTTATCCTCCTTTTCTCTTTATCAAGTTCTAAAGTATTTCCATAGACATCACCGAGACCAGAAGATATCTCTCGCCATGCAAGTTCTGTCTCAGGTTTTACTGCGACCTCTGCCAGAAACATAGCCCACTTTTCTTCTTCTTGAGTGGGTTTATCCAATCCATGAACCTTACGCAGATCCTCATCTACAACCCCATTCAGAAATCTCCGGATCAAAGTTCTGTCCTCTTGTGCTTGTATGATGATAGTTACTTCACTACGATACCCCATGACTTTTCTCCTTAGTGAACCAACCACCTTTGTTACACAGACCTTTGAGATCTGCGAGATTAGTAACCACAACATAGTTTGATTTGTGCATAGGTACTATAGTGTGTTTAGTTTCTCTCGCCACGCCTTCACCGCATGGCATACAATGCTCGTACCCTGCACGCTTACGCTTGATGCTGTAAGTATCTTTACAGCTTTTACATAGCGGTCGGAACCTACCTTTTTTACCTTTCATACTTCCTCCTTAGTTTTATCTACGGCTGTAGACATTTTTAAGATGCTTTGCGCATGACCCAATGGGCTGTGCTTCCATAGTTATCAATCCCTGACATCTCCTCAGTGTCTAACGCAATAGCACTCATGTAGTGCTTGGCAAAACTCTGTCGGATAATAAATTGATGTCTACTTGTAGTGTTGCTATACGTATCCATGTTCATATACCAACGCTCGCAGGTGAAGTCATATATAACTAGCGGAAAGTGATATCCATAGCTGTACACGATATAAAGCGAGGCGCCTGTCTCAGAGTTCATATCTTCATGGTGCATACGAGAGAACATACTCCTCATTCCTTTATGTATTGGTGTTTGGAAAGTATCTCTGTTGATAATATGATCGCCTACATCTTTAATGGCTACATTTTTAAAATCGCTCATGAGTAGACTCCCGAACTTATATCTTGTAAACAGCCATACTTGTTAATAAAATAGCCATACTTTCTTAGGTCTTGCTCAAGAAATACTGTGGCGTTGTCACGCTCAAAGTCGTTGTTACACAAGCCAAGATAATTATCGACCTCTCTTTGCAACTTATAGAACAGCTCACTTCTCGGTATTGTCTTCATGAGTAGATCCCCCAATCTCGCAACTGATGTTTAGCAATCCGTGTATCTGCAAAATTAACTAGCCCCGAGTTTTTGTGATGAGCGTAATTTCTGTACTCTTTTTTGACCTCACATTGTTTGCGTAAGGGCTTGCTTTTTCCAACGTGCTTTTGATAGTCCATTTGTTTATCCTCTTGTTGTTCGTTTTTATCTACGGCTGTAGACATTTTTTAGATAGTAGGAATAGCGTTACTAGATATATTCTCTCCTCATCTAACACCCATTATCTCATAGTTAGTAAAGTTAAGCAATAGATACCCGATTTATACTGGTTGTTTTTTGTACAGTTTGAGCGTAAGTCATTGATTCGCAGTATGTTTGTACCCCTCTCTGGCTTTATGTTCAATTTTGTTCATTGTTCGAAAACAGCTAACTTTACTATCGGAACACCGAACAGAGATTTTTGATGAGTTTTGATTTTTGAGAAATGCTCTGAAAGCCCCTATATATATATAATATTATTATTATTCTTCTTCTTCTTCTTTTTTTGTTTTACTGGTTTTTTGCAAATGTTCGGTTGTTCGGCTTTTTTTTGGAGGTCGCTGACTAAAAATATATTTCGCTACATTGCGTAAAGGACTCTTGGGCTTTTACACATTTCTACATACTGTGTATACCCCGAAAAAACACCGAACACCGAACAATCGAGGCTTTATGCGGGTTGTAGAACAAAAAACACCGAACAAAAATACGAACAAACGCGTACAAAACACCGAACACAGTAACACTAGGACACCAGAACACTAGCTGTAGCGTGGCTGGAGAAACTGGTTACCCTAACTGGTGATGAAACTGGCGATAGAACTGGTGATGAAACTGGCGACCAAAAAAAACCAAAAAAGAAAAACCAAAAAAAGAAAAACCAAAAAAGAAAAACCCGCTCGCGCGGGTTCGGGTTGAAAATTAAAATATCTACGGCTGTAGATAAAAAAATGCCCCCCTTGCGAGGGGCTAAAGATTTATTTTTCAGACTCTTTAAATTTTCCAGAATCTTCCAGCGTATTCAAAAACTCATTACAGGCGTTAATATAAACCTCTTGAGCCTCCCCATCTTTGCCGAATTTATTCATTAGCTTTAATAAAATAGATGCGCTGTGTGTATCGTCCAATAATAGATACTGTAAACGCTCCATAAAATTACGCATTACTTTATCGGCTTTTTCCTTATTTGTTCCCGCTTCGGTCGCTTCGAGTTTATCAGCATGTTTTCTCCAATCATTTAAGCGCTTGTTGCGAAACTTACGAAACGTAGCGCGTACGCCTTGAATATGTTCCCAGATCGCGTCGCCATTCTTGAGCGCCAATATCTCTTTTTTTACGACCTTGTCAGTATCTAAATCTTTGATTTGACACTTGTAGCCTGTACGATCACTTTTCAAAGTTTCATCAGAAACAATGTTCGAAAACCATTCGGTGGCGAGCGTGGTATTCAATTCGTGCGCTAATTTATCGGGTAATTCTTTATTTGAAACCTGACTGAATTTTTTATTCTCAATTGTTTTATTTTGCAAGAATAAGATATTCGAATCGCGTGTTCCCTCTGCTTTCATCAGACCGCCAAGCATAACCCTCAAGTCTTTACCGGTACAAGCCATTTCATTTGTTGCTAATTGTTTAGCTGTTTTTGTAGTTTTCATTTTGTATATCCTCTTAGTTTAAGTTATTTATGACTAGAGATTCTCTCTTGTCATGTGTTAATTATACACCTTATGTAAAGTTAAACAACAGGTAGACAATTTATTTTTGTATTTTTTGTCCGCGTTTTATCTACAGCCGTAGACATCAGGCATATAGAAACTGGTTATATATTGGCCAGATAGCACCGCCAAAAATCGCTCCGCTCGCAAGCTCGCTCCGTGGAAGCCTGGGTCGCTATCGCTCCACGGCTTAGGTATGAGGCTTGCGCAAGCGCAAACTAGGACAGCCCTTCGTTACCTCAGTTGCATGTCCTAAGAACCCCACCTACCCCCTATGCACCTGTTTTATAACTGTGACTGCTATATCACATATACATTGTGATCTGCATAAATAATCCCACGCATTTCCCAAACCCACCCCCCTAAGTTTACAAAAGGCAAATCAAAAAAATATTTCGCAAAAATTTGTCAAAACCACGAAGGTATTATTTCTCTTCTCACATGAAGGTACGTTCTCCCCCCAAACTAAAAACCAAGTGAACACTTGCAACACCCGTAAAAGAATCCTATACTCCGAGCATAAGCTGCAAATAAACATCAAAGGTGTACAGCGACACATGAACGACAGCAACCAAACTGTAATTATTCCCTACATAGAAAACGATATTCCCCTCCCCAAAAATGCTAAAGAAGCGTTGCCAAACACCTCTGCCCAAGAAGAACTCACCATGCGAGCGCAGACAATTAAATTAGTTAGTGATTTAGCAGATGAGAACATAGAACCCACCACAGAAAACATGACACATGCCGAAGGGTTAGCTAAAGAAATGATGATTAATCCAGAGTTAAAACCTGAGTTCGGACAGTACCCCAACGAAACTATTGCTTACCTTGCGGGCCTAGTATCACAAACTAGCCACATGGTAGCTAAAGACCTAGCCGATATTAAACTTTCTGTTGTCAACGGCCTATTACAAGAAGCGGGAATGGCTAAGACATCACGAGAAAGAATCTCTGCTTGGAGTAAGATAGGTGAGATAGATGGCATTGATGCCTTTAAAAAGAAAACAGAAATTACTCACATTACCAAAAGCGGTGATGAGCTAGAGAAAGAACTAAAAGAAACGATAGAATCACTAAAAAGCAAAGTTATTAATGGGGAACACAAAGTAATAAACGATGATTAGTGTTGAGGATTTAGAACTACTACAAAATGCGTTACCCGATATGCCTGAAAGAGAACGGCAGAGAAGCTTGACGCTGTTACAACAGTATCAGAAAGAGATTACACA